GAATACTTTCAAACCCAAGAACATTTCTGCACGGGCGGCCTGGATGAATTTCAAGTCTTCATTGTAGTAGTGCTGATCTGCATCACTGCCAAAAAAGAATCCCGATGTGGCCGGCAGTTGACGTTTTTTCACTGCCAACTCCAAATCATCCAAGTCCTCAGCAGTGAGCTCGAATTCAATGCCGTTGAAGTTGTCTGTTTCACGTAGCGCATTACCTTCACGACGGAGCCATCGTTGTGCCATCCAGCCATGCAGATTGGGATGTTTGCGCCAGTATGCAATGTCTCTTGGCTTGTTGACATTGGGGTTGCGGTGTTCTTTGTGATCTGGATCCCACTCAGAGCCTTCGTAAAATTCAGCTTGCTGGCCTGCCCGGGCGGCCACGTATGCGTACATGTCAAGTCCCATGTTTCTCTCCGTTAATCAAGTGGAACATTTTTCATTGGCTCAGTGCCTGTCCAGTGTGCCTGTGTCACACACACGCCTCGATACTGCACACCCATTGGGTGCTCACCTTTTTTGGGCAGTGTTTTGATTGCTCGCTCGCATGCAGTTTTGGTGGGCATGGTCACAGGCACTTTGTCTATGAAGTTGCCACCGGGGCTGAGCATGGCAACGATCAATATCCATTCATTCATTATGCAGCCTTCAAAAAATTTTGGTGCACCATGAACGACCCGGCACCGTGACGGGTAGGCGCAATCTCTACTATCTCTCCATATGTAGAAATCACAAAATACTGTTGACCTTGATATGTGACCATTATGCGGCCTCCAACATGTTAGCGGGCACCTTCCACAGCATCACACCGTCTTTGACTGTGACATACTTGATGGCCACCTTGGTCACTGTGCCTTGTACCACAAGGCCACCACGCTTGGCGCTGGTGAACTTGACTGTGTCACCTTTGGTGAACGTGCGGATTTTCTGCTTGCCCAACTGAGCGCGAGCATACTGCACCGCACTCACAATGCTGTTGAGTTGTTCGTTTGTGAAGTTGCCAAACATGATGGCAGTGTTGACTTCTTGGATTGTTGCGTATGTCATCTCAGGCTCCTTTTGTTACAATATGTTCATATTATAGCATTTTGGCAATTATTGGTCAACCGCCAAAAAGGTAATACTCAAGTATTACATGCTCCAGAAAGTTTCGCTGGCGGGTGAGCAACAGTTGGGGGTGTTGACATCTTCCAGGAATTCTTTGCCAGTCATGAGATTGGTGCGTACAACCATCTTGGGTGTGTAGTACTTGGTGGCAATGATGCTGAGTTGGTCCACGCTCCACCCTGCTTTGTTGCAAAGACGAGTGCGGGTGGCACGTGCGGCACCGAACGTTTTGTATGCACGGGTTTTCATGGGACCATCTGTTACAATAAGTCCAGTACCTCTAGAAACAATGTAGTACATTTTGGCTCCTTTTTGCTTTGTATGCCACTATTATAGCAAAAAGGGAATTTTTGGTCAAGTACTACTAGAGTACTACTTTTTTACACTTGTGCTCGGGCTTCTGCAGGTGTGTATTCACTGCCGCTCAGCGTGGCCTGTGGTGGCACTGAGGCAGGTTGTTGGGGCACGCCATTGTCAGACTTGAGTCCAATACTGTCCAATCCAGCGGTGTTGCGTCCTTCACGTAGCGCACCTACCAGGGCCTGACCCGATTCATTGGCTGTGTTGGCAATGCTTTCCAAAAACTGTGCAGCCATGCCTTCTTGCGTGTCTTTGCCATATCCGGCCAAGGCAGGAATAAAAGCAGTGATGGGCAATTGAGCGCCAGCAGTGAGTGTGGCATAGTCAATGCTGGCCTTAGTCTGAAATATGGATTCGTTATAGCTGTGAGTAACCATTTCGGTCCATGCGGTGTTTAATGTTGTGGTTGCAGTGCCCATGGCAGTGATGGCTGTGCCAATGGCCGCATTGGCCTCAGTTATCAATCTAGCCAATGCTGCATCATATGTGGCATAGGTTGGTACGTTGTAAGGAGCAGGAAGAGTAATTGTGGGTGGCACACCGTAAGTGGCAGTACTCACCAGGGTCTTCATGTAAGAATAAATGGTATTGAGTGTTGTGAGTGTGCCGGCTGTAAGTTGTGCTGTGATGGTGCTGGTAACTGTGGTCAAATCAGTGTTGTAGGGAATGCCAGCAGCTGATCCAAAAAAGTCTGTGGTCAAAAAAGTACCGCTGGGTCCTGAGCCCAGCGCCAAGTTTGTGGCATAGTAAGTGGCCACTGCGGCAGGCACAGGTGTTGTGGTATTGGCCACCAAGTCCAGGCCTTTGAGTGTGCCTAGTTTTTGTGAATATGCCGCAGTTTCTGCGGCGGTTTGTGTTATTGTGGTCATTGTAGTATTGCCGCCAGTTTAGGTGCAGTGGTGGTGCGTATGCCTTTGATTTGTTGAAAAGAAATCTGCAAGGCACGGTTGGCCGCGGCATTGGCTGCAGGTATAATTTTTGCCAAGTCATCACACCCTACAGGTGCCAATGTGCCTGAATTCAATATAGGAGCAATAACAGTGTTGACTGCACCCGTGGTGTCATATATCAACACAGGACCATCAGGTGTGGGCAGTGTGAGACTGCTGTAACTTGTGGGAAATATTTTGGCAGGATTCAACAACTCACACATCTGTGTGATGTTGGGTGTGGTACAATTGAGAATACTCAGTACATTGGTCAAACAGGCGCCAGTGACTGTACAGAGTGCAGGATAAGCTCGCTGTTGAAGAACATCAAAAGCATTTTTGGTCAGTCCCGTGGGGTTGAACAGGCTTTGTACATTGAGATTCACCAAGTCGGCAATGTTTTGATCTGTGAGTCCTTGTGCTTTTAACGCTTCAGTCACACACGGGGTTGATCCATTCAACATGTTGCCTTTTACAGCCAATTGATGTAACAACACAGCTGGTGTGCCAAACTGATCAACATTTTCAAAGTCGATCAAATCCCCAGTGTCTGCAAGGTCGGCCCCAAATGCTGGAAAAGCCAAGTTGACCTGTGCAATGTCCCCAGTGATCAAATTGTTCATGTTGGTGAATGTGGGACCAAGATAGTCATCACTGTTGACATTGACTGCACTGAGTATGACATTGTTTGTGAGACTGATATATCCCTGAGCGGCACCAAATGCCTGTGCAAATTTTCCAAAATCGCCGCCGCCCAATTGAGTGCTGGCTGCTGTGGTAATAGTAGTAGCATAACCGGCATTGCCCACGGTCCAGGACACATTGCTGGGCACACTGTCACCTAACGCAGGACAATAGTTGCCACTCACATTGGCTCCCAGCGTCTTGAGATTGGCCAGGGTACCTGCACCAATACTCAATGACACATTGCTTGCGGCTTGCCCAATGGTGTAGATCAAGTTGGCTATGGGTGCTAATGAGTTGTAACTGGCAATGCTGTTGGCCAATTGTGTGTTGGCTGTTATGGCATTGCCTGCGTAAAATCCCACACCTGCTGTGAGTTGTAGTGGTGTTGCTGTTGACTCTGCCATTATCCTGCTCTCACTGTGCTAGAACCTGCTACTCTAGGGTGACCACAGGTGTCTGAATCGCCATCACGTATGACGGGCTTCCCACCTGCACGTACAGATCCTGAACCACCCGAAGTCACTGCTGAACAATGTATGCCACAACCGGGTTGTCCGCAACAAGGATGCGGGGTTACTGAAATACCAGGTACAACAATGGGACGGCCGTTCACACGTACCGAAGCCACACCCGAGGTGTTGACACCACCTGATGAGTTTGGATCCCCTTGACGTTGCACTGCTGGCATGTTATCCCATTAAGATTTTACTGCGCACAGGTTTGATGCCTGTTGTGGCTTCCAGGTAACTGTCCCCCACGTCTTCACGCACAGGAGCAATCATGGCCACGCTAGATCTATTTACCGTGACATCCGACTCGGGATCTGCGGTAAACAAGCTATTCATCAGTTGTATGCCTTGCTGTCCAGGCACCACTGCCACAGGTTTGCTCAGGGTGAGAGTACTGCTGTCATATGCTGTGACTTTGGCCACTATTTCTTCACCATAGCCCATGCGCATGGTGTATGTTTTTCCCGCTTCGATGCTCATTCTAGTTCCTTTTTAACTATTGCCAACTGATAATTTACCAACCCCAATTTGAGCCTGTGATAAAACATGTTCACAAAGGCATCAATACTTTGTTTGCAACGACCCAGGTAATGCTGTTCATCTTCCCAGAGATAGTCGTCAAACAACATCACGCCGCCAGGGCGCAACAATCCAAAACACATCACAGCATCTGCTAGTGCATCATCTGCGTTGTGACTACCATCCACGTAGACGAAGTCATACTGACGTTGATCCACAATCAGCTGTGCCAATGCAGGGAAACTCATGTTGGCATGCACTTCCACAGTTTGTCCAGGTTTTTTAACCTCTCCTGTGTTGGTACGGAAGATTTGTTCAATACTGCGATCTTCAGGGATTGAATCATAACTGAATGCTGTGACCGGACGGTCAGCAAATGGATCAATGCAGGTAATGGTGCCTGTGTCTGCCAGCATGTTTTCCAACATCCAGCAGGTACTGCGGCCTTCGTGGCTGCCTATTTCCAATATGCTATCAACTGTTTTTTGTTTTTGTAAGTAGTTGGTGATGTAATCAAAATTGACCAGTGCATTGCTGAACCAGTCAGATGTGAATTGTGGCATTACATCAACCTTTGACGCAGTTCCTGAAATCCACCCACATACTCTTCATCTAAGAAGATCTGTGGCACTGATCGTGCAGTAGGCACTGACTCCAACAGTTGTTCACGTGTCCAGTCTTGACTGATGTTGCGTACTTCATATTCTATGCCTTTCATTTCCAACAAGCCCTTGGCTTGTTCGCAGAAGGTGCATTGGTCTTTTGACCATACTATTGCTTTCATTTTGTTTTTCCTTTGGAGTCTAGTTTAATAATACACGGTGAATCAATACGATCCGACATGGCTTTGACACCATCTGCCCAGGTGTGCATTTTTGCTGACAACCAGTCTAAAAATTGCACTCGCAGACAGCGATTCTTTTCTTCAATGCGTTCAAACTTGCTCATTACATTGCGAATGTTTTGAAAGTCTTCCGACTCTCGTATTGCAGGATTAGGTTTATACATATTTTCCTTTTATAAATTTGGTAATTCGTCGTAGTCTAACTGGTCAGACATCACGCCAATAACATAGTTAGTTGATTCGTTCTCCTGCAAGGCAGTTTGTTTCTTGCTGGTGTCCACATGCTTCATAAACCAAGGAATGGGTGTGCTACGCGGTGCAGGCTCCAAATACTTGACACCAATTTCTTTGAGTGCGCCCACTGCTGTGTAGTCCACAAAGTCCTTGAGAATGTTGGCATTGAGTCCAATCACAGGACCTTTCTGGAACAAGTAGTCAGCCCAGGTCTTTTCCTCACAAATCACATCCAGGTACAACTGATATACTTCGGCTTCACATTCGGCCTTGGCAGCGGCAAAGCGGGGATCTTCTTTGACCACTTGATTGATCATCCAAGCAGTCCAATCCCGGTGCAGGATTTCATCTTGCAGGATCAGGCTGATGATGTTGCCGTTACCAATAAAGATACGATTCTCAACCATGGCCAGGCTTGTGGCAAAGCTCACCATGAAGCGGAATGCTTCTAGTGCGTAACTGGCATTGAGTGCCAGCCAAATTGCCTTGATGTGTGCCTTTTCTGTCACGGACTCTGGATTGTTTTCTTTGTGGCAATTTATTCTGTGTAGTTCGTCGTAGTACTTGCCCACACTTGATGCCATGTCTACAATTTCTTTGGTGTCGTGAATGGTGTTGAACACATCCTTGGGCACGTTGTAGATATTGCGAATGATGTGACTGTATGAACGGCTATGGATGTTGGTTTCAAAGAAACTCCAGTTATACATCAGTGCTTCCAGTTCAGGAATGCCCACAACAGGAGTAAACACCTGTGCCGGGCCACGACCTTGCAAACTGTCCAAGGCTGTTTGGCGCAACAAGTTGCTGGTAAAGATGTGCCGCACAGTGTCTGACGCTTCCTTGAAGTCGTTGGCATCTTTGGTTAGCGATACTTCTTCAGGGATCCAAAAGAAGCCACGTGCCTCTTGCTCAAATTTCACAAGTTTGTTGTACTTGACTTCTTCAAAGCGTTGGATGGTGACAGGTCCTGCAGGGTCAAGAAACATCTTGCGATGAAGATAATCAGTTTTGGTGGTAAGATTGTATTGTGCTTGGCTCATGTTTTTTCCTTTATTTTATATGAGATTTTTCCTGTACGGAAATCATGTTCTACTGTGACTCTACTGTTGGGAGCATTTATCACAGCAGGGTTGGCTGGTGGTTTCCAATGCCCTGTGTCCAGGTAAAGACAGTTGCTGCCGTGTTGCATGCCGGCTCTGGGCACAATCAACACTGGTTGATCACTTGTGTCAACTTGCAATTCATGAACAGGTATATCCACAAAAGCTGCGTTGGCATCAACTGTGTATCTTCCAACACAGGTGCTGTTGGTGATCCAGTCTAGGTAGGTCAGCCCAGGAGTCAGTTGGTTTACTCCTGTGGGCAACACTGTTTTTGATTTGATACTTTTTTTGTATTTTTTTGACAGCAACAGGTTGATGTATGACACAAACCGAGATTCAACATCCACACCTGGAGAAAAATAATTTTCTTCATATGATTGCGTCAAACTGCTGGCAACATCTACAGATATTGGGATAGCATGTATTTCTAAAAAATACTCACCTGGTAAAAATCGTTGGCCAGGCTGCCTAGG